AGGTTTAAAGGTTATACAGAATCGTGTTGATCGTGCATCTAAAAAGATACAGGATGATATAAACGATAATGTAGTAGAAGCTGCAAACTATATTGAAATGCGTTCTAGGTCAAGTGCTCCTGTAGATACATCTTTTTTAAAGAATAGTCAATATAGGAATACAATAACACGAAAACCTAATCTTAGAATACAAGTTGGTTTTTCTGCTAAATATGCTCCTTATCAGGAATTTGGTACTGGAACTAAATTTGTGTTAAATTCTGAATATTTAGAGTTTGCTGCATTTGCAGACAATTGGAATACACACAGAATACCTGCTATTGAAGTTAGCCCAAGAAGGTTCTTTTTACATCATTACATTGTTGCTCGTAGGGCATTAACTAGAAAGACAAGTACGATTATTAAAAATTTATTCAAATGATTAATAGAGATAGTGCATACGACTTACGGAAGGCTTACTTTCAAGCACTTAGTGGTATTACTTACAATGGCCAAGTAGTTGGTGTATATGATCAAATTGTACCCGAAGGAGCAGTATATCCTGTTATCATATTAGGTAATCAGTTATCTAATGGAGAGAGGTCAAAAGATGGCTTTCAACGTGATTCCTTAATTGAGATTAGTGTTATTCAGAAGTACACTTCTGATGAAGGTGGCAAGAAAGAGGTTAATGATATTAGTAATTTAATTATTGCAAGAATCATTACAAGTAACAATACATGGGGTATAACCCAATATTTAACCAACTGGCAGGTACTCAATTGTGAATATCAAAGTAATTCACTAATATTACAATTGGCTACAGGATGGCAAGTACAACAGAATATAATATTTACACAATTGTTAAATCAATTAAATTAAAATAAAATGGCATTAGTTAATGGAACAGACCTACGCATATTTGTAGGAACAAAAAAGATAGCATTTGAAACTTCTTGCGATATTGAACTTTCAACTACAATGATTGAAACTTCTAGCAAAGATAGTGGTGCATGGGAAACTGCAATTCCTGGACGTAAGTCTTGGGGTTTATCAGCTACAATCCAATTGGATTATAATGATGCTGATACTACAGTTTATACTTATGATGAGTTATTGACTGCTTGGTTAAATCAATCAGTATTAACAGTATCTTTCAAGACTTCTGCTACAGCAGCAACAGTATTGACTGGTACAGCATACGTTGAGTCTAAACCAGTTCAGGGTGGTGACATGGAGATTGCAACAGTAGATGTAACTTTAAGAGGTACAGGCGAATTAGTTAAGACTACTGCAGCTTAATACTTGCAATTCAGAATTTTTGATTACATTTGGGGTAGGGATTTAATCCTTACCCTTTTTGTTTAACACAAACCAACAATACAATGCGTAGTATCACATACGAAAACAAAAAAATTAATCTTGATTTCTCTTTAGGGTCAATCAATGATGTGTATGTCAAGGAGTTACAAGGTAGCTTTGATGACTTAATTAATATGCAATCCTTTGAGGATAATCCATCTAAGATGATTGATATTACTCGTGATATGCTACTTAGTGGACACATCTATTGGTTGTTTTGTAATGGAGAAGATGAAAAGGCAGAGGAGTTATTAGGTAAGTTAAAGTCATCCAAAATGATTGCAACTAAATGGTTGTTATCGGCAGGAGTTAACACGATAGTAGAGTGGTTAACTAAAGACTTAATGCCAAGTGATATGGATCAACCAATAGGTGATTCAACAATAAAAAAAAAGAGGTAATTAAGTGGGGAAGTGTCCTCACAAGAATTTATAGAACTGGATTGAAGCCATACGAATGGAAAAGAATGACACTAGGTGAATTTCTTGACTATGAATATGGCTTTGAACTTAGAAAGGCAGAGGAGTGGGATGGAATAAGAAACCTTATGTGGGCTTCATTAGCTTCAATGGGTGGAGATAAAGTGCCTAAGCCAAAAGACCTAATACCATTGTGGACAGACAAGATAGCTAAACGTATAGAAAAAACAAAAAGAAAAGAGTATCTTTCGGATGAAGAAGTTTTAAAATGGGTAAATACGATTAAGTAATGGCAGAAACTAATCAATTTAATATTGAGGTTGGGGTAGATACTAAAGATTCTATCTCCAAGTTAAAAGAACTTGGCTCAACCTTAGAAGGTGTTGCTAGTAGTGTAAAAGGTTCAACATCATCAATGTCAAGCAGTTTTACTGCTATGACAAGTAAATTAGGTTCTTCATTAAAATCTGTAGGAACTACAATGTCTGTTGGGCTTACTGCCCCATTAGCTTTATTAGGTACTTCTTTATTTAAGTCTGCTGCTCAAATGGAGCAGATTTCAGTTTCTTTTGAGGTCTTTACGGGTTCTGCTGAAACTGCAAAGAATATGCTTGCCCAATTAAAGGATCAAGCATTAAAATCCCCAATGCAATTCCAAGATATAACTAAAGGTGCTCAAACACTTCTTGGTTATGGATTAACTGCAGAACAAGTGATTCCTATTACTCGAATGTTGGGTGATATATCAGGTGGTAATGCAGATAAGTTTGCTAGATTATCTTTAGCATTTGGACAAGTAAATGCTTCAGGCCGTTTAATGGGTCAAGAAGTTCGCCAAATGATTAACGCAGGGTTTAACCCATTGCAAGCAATATCAGAAAAGACTGGTGAGTCAATGGCTTCTTTATCGAAGCGAATGAAGAATGGACAGATTTCTGTTCAAGAGGTTGCAGATGCTTTCAAGTATGCAACAAGTGAGGGAGGTAGATTCTTTGGTAATGCTGATAAACAATCACAAACCTTACAAGGTCAATTAAATAAACTTCAGGAAAGTGTAACTTTTGCTTTAGCAGAAATTGGTACTGAATTAGCTAATAATGGTGGAATTAAAAAATTCTTTGAATCATTAACAGAAACGGTTACTAAGATTAAAAATTCTTTCTTAGCACTTGCTCCTGAAACACAAGCATTTATATTAAAATTTGGATTAATCGTTGCGGCAGTAGGCCCAGTATTAGTGATATTTGGTTCTTTAGTTAGTGCGATAGCAAGTATAGCAAGTGCAATTGGAGTATTAGGTGTAGCATTAAGTGGCATGGGTGCTATTTTTGCTACTATCTTAGTTGGTGTTGGTCTTGTGGTTGCAGGCTTAGTTGCTATTGGCAAGGAATTATATAATGAAGTTAATGCGGTTAGAGATTTTCGTGAAGAAATAGCTGAATTAAATAAAGAGGCTAAGTCATCTACTGTTTCTTCTTTAACACAGCAAATAGCTGATTTAAATAAAGAGATTGAAAAGCAGGAAAAAGCTAAAGAAATGCAGTTTTTTAATCCTGAGGCTATAAAGAAAGCTAATGAACAAATTCAACTTTATAGAAATCAGATCACCAATCTACAAAAGATTAGTGAGAAGGTTAATCCAACTGCAGGATTTGATACTAAGCCTCCAGGTCTTGAAGGTAATGCTAATAAATCAAAAAGATTTAAAGAATCATTTCTTGATTTCAGTAAAGAATATGATACTTATTTAAAGCAATTTACTGAACATAGAAATAAATTAATAAAGCAAAGCGAAGATTCTGAAAGAGAATTTGATAACATTGGACTTAGTGGTGCAAGAAAAAAATTAGCAATCTTAAGGGATAACTTTGTTAAGCAAAAAGCAGAATATGTAAAGTTTGGAGTAGATGTTAGCACAATTACAAAGAACTATTTACTTAAAACTGCACAATTACAAGGAGAGATTGATGCCGAGCAGATAGGTGCATTAACTGGTTTGATGGATAAGTCTATTTCTACAAATGGGCTTAAAGAACTTAATGAGAATTTACAATCAGAGCAACTAAAGCTTGATGGTATTTTTAAAAATTTATCTATTGAAGATAAAAAGAACTCATTACAAGAATATGGTGCTTCAATTTACTCTGCTCAAAAAGATTTTGCAATGTCTATTGCTAATGGATTTGGAGAAATTGCAGGTGCAGCATTATCAGGTAATTTATCAGTTAGTCAAGCATTTGATGCTTTAGGTAAGATGTTCTTAAGCACTATTGGTGATTTATTAATCCAAATGGGTACAAGTGCAGTTAAATTTGGTTTATTTAAAGAAGGATTAGAAAAAGGTCTTAAAGCTACATTTGGTGGTGGTGGGGCATTAGTTGCAATAGGTTTAGGTGCAATTGCTGCAGGATATATGCTAAAAGGTAGTGCATCGAAATCAAATACAGGTTCTAGTAATAAAAATACCGAACCTAATATGAAGATGCCGAATGTTGCATCTCGTGCAAGTGGGGCTTCTTATCAATATGGTGGTGCTTCTTATGCAGCACAAACAGTAAGATTATCTATTGACCTTACAGGAGCAATTACTGCGACACAAACAGGATATAGCATAAACAAATCATTCGAAACAACACTTAGAGTAACAGGCAGATAATGGAAGGATACGGTACTATTTATAGATTTGAGTTTGATGCAACTTGTAAACCATTTGCAACATTACTCACAACTAAATGCAAGGTATTAATTCTCAAGAAGGGATATAATGCTACTATTTACGATATTCCTTATGGACAAGTAACTCCAGTTGAAATTGATTACCCTACTGTTGATGACGATATTTTTTACCCAATTAAGGGTTCATCACTAAGCTTTAAAGTTCTTGGTGGTGTAATTAATATGGATTCACTTATTAGTGAGGATGAGAAAGATTTCTACTTAGAATACTACAGAGATGAAGCTTTATTTTGGAGTGGATTTGTTTCTCCTGAATTATGCGAAGAAGATATATTCTTGCGTTACCCTGCTATTGAGTTTAAAACTATTGATGGATTAGGTACTTTAAAAACAATGCAATTAAACGATTCTGCTGGACGTAAATTGTTTGGTCGAAGGAGTTTATTAGAAATAGTATTATCTGCCTTTAGAGGGGTAGGATTTGGCTATAAAACTAACATATTAGCTAATGTTTGGGCTAATGGTTTTGACAAGTTATTAAATCCACTTGTTCAAGCTATTACTTATATAAATGTTTATAGAGATAAGAATGGTATTCAGTTATCAACTATAGATATTATAAAGTCTATCTGCTATTTATTTAATGCAGTTCTTTATCAGAATAGAGGCCAATGGTGGTTTGTCAAGATTAAGGATTTAGCTTTTTCTCTTAACGGAACTCAAGTTTATAATGCTGATGGTACTTTAGCTTCACCTGGTACAGGTACAGTTAAAACTCTTGTGCATGGAACTGACTTCTTAATTGTAGCAGAACCTAAAAGAAAGATTAGAAGATTTTACAAAGAGGTTGCATTAGATTATCAATTCTACAAGTCTTACAAGAACTTAGATATAAACTTTTCTTGCTACAATCTTTTTAACACAACTCCTAGAATATTAGAAGCTGACTTTACAGATAACCTATTAGCATTTAATGTTGTAAGAACTGGTAATGAAGCTACTTATGAATTTTATACTAAAGTGGGTAGTGTTAAGACTGAATCTTATTACGATCCACGATTAGACAATTATGGCATTGTTGTTTATAGTGATGCAGGTGCTAATACTGACTATGTAGAATATTCTTATGGTGCATTAATACCAACTGATAAGTTTTCATTTAGTTCTAGTAGTATTACGGGTAATCAAAAAGTAGAGATACTTATAGAAACAAATACTGTTAGTCATTACTACGATATATTTGCTGAAACATGGAGTACAACAAGAACTTATAACACAGGAGGTTATTACCCAACATTGTTTGTTACGGACTTAAATCCTCCTGCTACAGGTATATTAAAGATTAGATTACACTCTGCATTAGAACTTGAGGATTACGGTGAGTTCTTTGCTTTTTATGATTACATAACTGCTTATAACGATTTTATTGTTAACATTATTGAAACAACTAAATCTAATCAAGTAACAACAATTACTAATATTAAGAACACTTCTATTGTTCCTGAAATGGTAACGGTGTACAATGGCGATTCTAAGCAGATACCTCCATTA